ATATAATGGGAGTAGCTGAAGACCAACTAACAGCATTGTCACTGTTAGAGCTTTGAAGAATAGTTGTACGTGCTAAAGTTGTACCACTGGCTGTATATGTACCAATTCCTATTTCAAAATTAGCACCATCTACAGCAGCGTAATATGTAGTATTGCCATCCCCAACACCTTCAGTAAAAGTTTGAAAGCCTGTGAATGTTCCTGAAAGCGTATAAGTTCCTGTTCCAGTTATACTGGCCGCAGTCTGTTTTACACGATCTGCTACTACTAATGCCACGTTTTAAGTCTCTGTTATTGTAATCGCTGTAGCTGCAACAACAAGTGAGTCACCGTTCTCAATAAGTTTATCATCTGCTAAAGCACCATGATATAATAAATTACCACTAGTCGCCGCATCAAATATTCCAAAATGGGTAATTGTTCCCCAGTTGCCACCACTAGCTGTAAATGTTTCTTCCGAACTGTTTGTCGCAGATCCATTTGAAGCAGCATTAAAAGTTATAGCATTTCTACTATAACCATTACTACCTATAGTTAATTCAGTGCCACTGCCAGCATCTGTTGGATCTGATGTAAACAATGCTAAATACACATTTGATGGGGATGACGTTGATGACGTACCAAGAAAATGATCGATAACTTTGTTTTCTAAGTAATTAGATTTTGCCATTGTTTTTCCTTATCTAGTTGGGTCGTAGTATTCTTCTAAAAATAAAAATACATTTAAATCATTGTTTGCACTTGCCTGTGCTTGTATTTTATCAGAAGCTTCTAAATAAATATTTGCAGTATCAATTCTAAGAAAATTATTTATTGAAAAAGTAGAAATAAATTCTTTTGCTGAATTTTCAGAACTATCATGTAAAGCTAACGTTATATCTGCAGCACCTGATCCGTCTATATTTGTTACTATAATTTCTTTTACTATTGCTGTCGTATTTGCAGGACAAGTGTACACATCCTGACTAGCAAAAGCTGTAGTTGTAACAAGATGTGATATATTACGATAACGTCTTGGTTCGTTTGACATCTTTATCCAACTTTATTATACTTTTGTATATATCACGAAAATTAATTTTTATTTCTTTTATCTGCTGTTCAGATTTAGCTTTTTTTACTGCAAACTCAAGAGCTTCTTTTATAAAAGTTTTCATATTTTAGTATACAGATGTAGTCCTATTTTGTAAACTGTTCTTTTATACTGCGTACAACGCTCTTTATGTCAAAGGGTTCTTCATTCGGTCTATAAGGGCATTGATACTCTCTTGGACACTCTCCAGCATCATACGGAAGGTATTCTCGATATTGAGTATTGTTTGCTCCAATAAATACACACACACGTTGTTTGTTCCCTAATATTTGACTTGCTAATCTACAAGTCGTCATTTTACCTCTTGCTTCACTTATTCCTAACAAGATATAAAGAGCAAAAGCTAATGCAAGTAAAGCTAAACGGAAAGACTTATTATCCATATCATCCATCCTAATGCTCCACATCCTATAAGTGATGCGATGCCTATGATGGTATAGTCTCGTATCTGTCTGTTTTTTTCTTCCCTAGCATACACAGCTTCCTTTCTAACTCGTCTTATACGACCTTCTTCACGGATCAAATCATCCCATGCTTTTGTTCCGTAATGTGCCACTAAAAAATTTTTAAGTTCTTCCCTTTGTTTCTCAAGTTTCTTTTTACTTGCAAAAGACTCCATTGCAACTTGTTCAATTGAGCCATTAAATAGTTTATCAAACGTTGAAGGACTGTTTGCATTTTTGTGAATGTTATCTACATCACTTACAGCCGACATCCATGTGGACAATTGAGATCCTAAGTCTTCAATCTCACGACCCATCATAATAGCTTTCTTTATGCCATTATATGCGGCTGTTGCTCCACTAACAGCAGCAGATAGGGTGATTGGGTCAAGCATGTTTATATCCTTTAAATTTTCTGTCTCTTGGTTTAAAATATTGAGACAGGGCTAAATTGTGTCTTTCTCTGTTTTTCTGTTTAATAAACTCTACTTGTGTAAATCGACACCTTTCATTCGGCTTATTAGTCTTTCTGCTCTGTTTGTTACCTGTTTGTACCATCTGCTCTGTTTCATCTGGTTTGCGGCTTCGATGTGGTCACCATCTCTTACAGCCTGTATCATTAGTCTAAATTTGCAAAATCTTGGGTATCCGAGATTAAACATCATATTTGCCATGATTAATTTTACTTCTTCGTTCATAGCGTTCCAATCATCAAATACTTTCTTACAGTCATGTATTGTAGTCATAATGTCCTGTTCAAACCATTCATCAACTCGTTCTTTACTTATAACTGTACCTACAGGTTTACCATGCTCTGGATCAGACTCTTTAATCAAATGCCCTATCCCTCCTGTGGCTAGTCCTAAATGATCCAAATAAATATGGTACTTGCAGCCCTCATCAATTTCTAATTCGACACGTAATCTATCTATTATTGTTTCCACTATTGTTCCTTTTTATTATGTAATATAAATAAAGATTCTATCTTCTTTTCTGCTTCTTTAACTGCACTTTCGGTTCTTACTGAACTTACAAAATTGTTTTGTATCTTTTCATTTGCAGTTTTACAGTCTTCCTCTAACTTACCCACATCCTTTCTCAATGTAGTTACTTCAGTATGTAACTTAACAGCTACAACTAAAGCACCAAGAAAAAATATTAGCTGTTCCCAATATTGTAAAATTCCTTCCATAAAACATTATTTTCTTCCACTGATTGCACTAAAACCAAAATAAGCTCCTACTAAGCCACACATACTTATGTATTGAGTCATAAGAATACTCTCTGCTTCTGCAAGCCTGTCTGGAAATGCTAAAGTTAGGATAGTGGTAATACCCATAAGAATAATTAAAACCCATGCCATTCTTCTCTTATTTACCTGATAAGCCATTTTATCAGGGATTAAATCATTATTTTCGGACATTTTTAAATTTATCCAATCCTCTTATGCCTAATGCCGCAGATACCGTTAAGAATAGTAAATATGTATACCATTCAGGTAATTCATTAAGTCTAGCAAAACCATTTTTTACAATCTCTTCCATGCCCGGAATAAAGACTAGTATTGTTGGAATCAATATAACGATTGTAACAAGCTCATCTTTAAAACTGTTTTGAGTACCTTGTGCCATAATGATTTCCCACTTTGAATCATGTGTGGCCGCAGTACGCATTATCTCTGCTTCAGCTTCAGCTTTAGTTTGTGCAAGTGTTGCTTTTGCTTTCTGTTTATTAATTTGCCCTTGCATGAATGATCCTGCAAGTTCAGATATAGGTCCTATAAGTGCTTGAAACATTTAAATGCCGTAATATTTCTTTTTAAGGTAATTAACATTAGGAGCATTTCCTATTATTTCTGTTTCACCTTTTCTATTACGCACAGTATTTTCTCTTATAACTGCACGGTTAACTTTAGGTACATAGGGTTGGCTACTGTCATCATACTTATCAAGATCTGTATTGGGTCTTCTTGGATAATTACCGTACCTTCCTAATCTTTTACTCATGTGTTTTCTCCTATTGGTTTACCAATGTATACGCAAGTGCTATATCCATTTAAATATTGAGGATCTTGTGTTATACTAGATCTCACTTTTGCTACATACTCATAACAATTGTCAGATGAAGTAAATGGAAAATTGACCATTGGAAAGTTTACCCATGTTGATGTTTCACCCAATGCCCATAGAATTGTTATTACTGGAATCCACATTACGCTTTTCTCCTTGTCTTCTTGCGTTTTCTTCCAGAAGCAGTAACAGACCATTTTACAGCTTTAGGTCCTGTCTTCTTACGTGCTTCTGCTTTGCTTATCCTTCCAGCTACAGATTTAGGGCGACATGCAGGATACGGTCTAGATTTCTTTTCCTTACCAGATCTACCACACTTTTTGCCAGTTTTAACATCTCGCCAATCTTCTTTGAACCATTTTGTTAGTCCACCTTTTGGTTTAGCCATTATGCGTAAGTTCCACCCCTTTTCTTATATGTACGCACTAACCATGCATTTGCATATGCAGATGGATATACTTTAAATTTACGTTTTGCTTCAGCCTTTACTCTTGCGTATAAGGCTTTGTTTTTAGGTGTTGCACCCTTACTTTTTTTTGATTTTTTTGATGCCACTTTTAAGACCCCCTCCGTATTTCATTGCAGGTTTTACTTTACCACCCTTTTTCATAAATCCCATTTTATTTCTAACTGCTGTCGGTAATTTTTTTAATCCTTTATTTTTAGCTGGTACTTTTTTTAACACTTCCATCTCCTTCGTGCTTGTCTTAATCTGCTGTTGGGGTCTTTCGCCGCCTTAGGAAACTTTTTCATCTGTCCTGCAGATCTAGCACAGTATGATTTCCTACGCTTGGCATCCTTACTTCCCTTTTTAACTTTACCTGTAACGGCTGTTTTAAGTTTACTTCCGGGATTATCTCGTCTGTATTTCGCCACACCTGCCTTAGTCATACCTGCACCAGACTTGGTGGATCGATAATATTTTTTTGTTCGTGGTGGTTGTTTATCTGGTTTTCTTGCCATTATTCGACTTTCTGAGGAACGCAGTAAGCTTTGACCCAAATTTTATCTCCTGCCAAAGACTGACTCCAATTTTGATCTCTAATCTTTTTTGCAATCTTTAAACATGTATCTAGATTGTCAAAATATATACTATCTTGGACTGTGCCAGATAAAAAAATTAGAAGAACCCATATCATAGTAAAAGGGGGCAAGTTGCCCTGCCCCCAAATAAATTATTGAGTTGTTGAAGGAGTGATTGCATTTTGCAAGCCAGAATCTCCTAATTCAGAGAGAACGGCAAACACACGAATCTTTCCGTCAAATGCTGCAGTAATACCAAGAACATCAAGGTTGTCTGCAGAAGCATAGTATTTTGCTGTTGAGCCAACTGAAGAACCAGCCGCATTTCCAGCAAGACCATCTACCCAAGTATCTGCGGCAGCACCGTCTCCTAAATCCATAGTAGGTGAGCCTGAACCTGCTGCAGTAATAACCTCAATACCAGCCGCTAATACCAAAGTATCGGCTGGAATTTCAAGAGCATCTACGATGTCTCCCACTGCTAAGTTAGTAGAGGAAAAATCTAAGACAACTTCTGCAACTTGTAGTTTTTTACCTACTGCTACTGCAGCAGTAGCACCAGTGACATAATATCTAGCCATAAGTTAATTCCCCCTAGTCTGTTGCACAAAAGCCAACTGCAAGTGCTTCTGGTCTAAGGACTTTTCTTCCAAAGACGTGAAGACCACGTACAATATCGCTAAATGTTTCGGTTGAGCGTACAACTTCTGTTTTTGCAATATGCGAAGCTGTAGCAGTTGATGACATGTGACCAGCCAAAATAACAAAATCATTTGTTGTATCTTGTCCAGTGGCTTGCACAAGGTCAGTTCCAGTGCCATTATTAAGTGCTGTAGACTTGTAACAATTAAATCCAGCAATAGGCTGTTGTGTAACAAGACCATTACGTAATGGTGAAGTAGCATCACCAGTTACTTGCACTTCAGCAAACCTTGAACCTGCTTTATACATTTGCTCGTAGAACTTAGGTGGTGCTACGAAAAAACGATTTTCTTCAGGAATAGAAGCATCATCAAGTTCTCTTGCCATATTCAGCATTGCGTTTACACAGTTGTCTGTATTGGCATCAAAATCCAATGGAGCATTTACTGCACCAAATGTACTAGAAGTGCCAGTGATACCAGCATTGTTTGCCATTTCTGTTAAAACACTAGCATCATATGCTCTCTTTAGTGAGAACGCACCTGATGAAGTTGCTAACGCTTCAAAGTTTACGTGTGAATGACGTTCTTCAATGTCATCGATCTTAAATGCAAATGCATTTGCTTGATCGACTACCATTGTGATTTGGTCGTCAGCCAAATCTTGAGGATTAATCACAGCACCTCTAGAATACGATGAGAGTGTAATCGTTGGTTCTTTGATAATCTTCACGGTGTCGCCAAAGTTCTCAATTTCACCGTAGTAGTCTGTATTAGTTATATCTTCTACAACCGAAGCTCTACGGAAAAATTTTAAAACTTTTTGGCTAAAGATTTGTGGTGTAAAATTACCACTAGGCAGGTTATTATGACCTGACGCACTATTAAAAGCCATGAGCTTTCTCCTTAAAAGTTGTTAAAATTTAGGATGAGAAATCAATTCTACCTTCGGATCTTGCTTTATCAATGTCTTTTTCAAACTTTTCAAAATCCCACGGTTTCATTCTTTCGATTTCAGATGCTTTCCATACTCTTTTATTTTTACCATCTGTTGTAACTTCTCTTGCTTGAGGAGCTTGAACGGATGCGGCAGCATCATCATCTTTTGCAATTTCTCGTTTTGACTTACCAGTATCTGCCATATATAAATCTATGACTCTGGAAGCCCACTGAGCATCTGTACTATTCTTATAAATGCCATCTGATATAGATGAAGGTTGTTTTGATAACCACTCTAAAAACTTTTCATTTGTTTTTAGTTTGTCAAATTTAGGTTGCAACCTCAAAAGCTCTTCATATGCTTTCTCTCGTTGTAACTGTGTAGCACGACCTTTATAGTCATCAAGTTCCTTATTTATATTTTTAAGTTTCTCGTCAACTTTAGCGTTAGATAAAGCTTCTATAGTATTATACAATTCTGGGTTAGTATTTTTCAAGTCATCATATTCTTCTTTTGTTTGAGGTATACGAATATCTTTTGATACTTCTTTAAAAGAATTGTTACTATTTTCTTTTTCTTTCCACTCGG